CCTTCTAAAGTCATTTCCATCTGCGTTGTTCCTGTTAATGCTGCCATGTTTAATCATCTCCTTTGTTTTTTTCCTCATTGAAGGTTGGTGATTTTACCTTGTCCCTTGAAGAAAGAACAACCAACTTCACCAATAGTTCTGTATAAGGCTCTGTTTCCGAGACTCCCAACGCCAAATGGATTTCCGTTTGCAATACCATCCTCAAAATATTGGGTTGGCTTCATAACGGATAACCACAAATGGTCGGTATCAAGGAATAATAGGTCAGAAAGTGGAGAAGTTACTCCCGCATTAGCCGTTTGCGTCATATCCTTGACGGGAATCAAGGGAATATCGTAATAAGTGGCGACTCGGAAACCGACTTCTTGACCCTTTGTTCCACGAACACCATTAACGGTGGGAACAATTTCTTTTCTGTCCATAAATCTCTCTTGACTTTGCAAAAGGTCAGCCAATGCTTGAATTGTGTCATATCCCGTAAGAATGACCTTTGGCGAACCACCAGCAAGACGAAGGTTGCGAATCATGTCATTTAAACGAGTTAGCGTAAAAGAACGCACATCGCTTGCACCATAAGCCGAACCAAAATCTACTTCTGCATCAAGGAAAGATGCGGCAGTAAAACGCTCAGTCCCATAAATTTGACCTAATGCGTTAGAAGCAGAAGCGGTATCGGTAGCAATAGCCCCACCGTCAATAGCCAATAATTCTGCTCTAGAAGTAACGACCTTCAATAAAGAAGTGTAATTGTTTCCAATGTTAGGCATAGCCGCACTTTCACCGTAAAACTCCAAAGGCATAACAAGCATTTTATTCTGAACTTCAGCGTGATGCTTACCCATGTCTTCTCTCATTTGCGCTCTAATATCACCGATACCATCGTCAATTTGAGCCATCTCCATAGCCAATTCGCTGAAATCAAACTGATGAGCAACAACTTTTGGACTCATGTTCAATTGAGCATAGGTTGGAGCAATTGGGCCTAAACCGTCTAAAGCGGTAGAAAGACCTGCATTTTCAGGAACACCACCAATTAAATCGGCTCTTGGATTATCCGACCCTAATTCTGCTAAAGTGGTATCGCCCGAAGAATCCACAGTAAAGAGGTTTCCAGAGCCACCAGCAGGACGGGACTTCAAAACACGCCAACCGCTTGAAGAATATGGACGCTTTGAAATCATTGAAAGAGCATTGACTTCACGGTTAAGCATAGACCAAACCTTTTGTCCATAAACAATGTTATAAAGGGCAGAAACATCAGAAATGCCGCTTCCCGAAAAAGAAGGAGAACCGTCATGTCCTGTATGAATACCGCCAACTGCCCCTGCTTGCTTCAAAAGAGCGTTTCCAGCAGGGAGGTTGTTAATTCCGTAAGTTTGTGCTTCTAAATCTGCAATAGTGTTAATATATCCTACCATCTTAAATCACCTCAAAGGTTTCCTCCGACCATTTTATGAATATCGCTCCAATCCATTGTAGCGATTTCATCAACCGTGGGAACATTAATTGCACTATTTTCCTGTGCTTTGCGAATTTCTGCCTTTTCCGAAGTTAAGGCCTTTCTTAATTCGCTAAACTCATTCTTAAGAGAAGCAATTTCCGAAGCCGCATCATAGTTTTGCTTTGCAATAACATTTTCTCGGCTGTTCACTTCTTGAGCAAATCTATGCTCAAAAGACTTCTTGAGGTTATCGTAAGCCAAAGCCTCTAATTGCTCTTGGCGGAAAGCCTCATAAGCCTTCTCAATGTTTCCAACGCTCAAATCAAGCGTTTGCAATTCATTGTTTTGAAATGCCTTAACAACAGGCATATCGGAAGAAGTGGGGCGACCATTGTTAATAACGATTCTATCAGCAGGTTCACCGATTTGGTTTCCTGCACCGTCAAGGGTTCGGAGATAGGCTTTGTTTTCGGCCATAGACCTTTCATAGTCCCCTTCTTCCATTTCGTCCCCGTTATCGGCCCTTTCAGTTTCAGGCATTTCGGGCATTTCGGTGTCCATGTATTCGCCCGATTCAATGTCTTCTTCTTCTTCTTTTCTTAACGAATTGACTTCCTTCAAAAGTTCATCCAATTCGCCTAATGCTTTTTCCAGTTTTTCTTGTGTCATAACATCACCTGTTTTTTCTTGTTTTAGTATGTCAAATCTCGCTTCGGGGTTAATTCCTTTTTCGCAGATGGTAATTTCATGCAACTCTAATTTGCTAATTTCGTTGTATTCTCCCATCCTTTCGTGGCTTTTCTTCACTTTTCTCAATGCTTGTCCACCAATGCTAAAACTTCTTAACGAACCTTTGCGAATGCCTCTTCCTACTTCTTTTGCTTTTTCTATGTCGTCCCTTAATTTAATCACAACAAAGAATCCGACATCATCTACTTCTGATTTCCATAATCTTCCGTTTTTATCTCGGTATGAATCTACTACTTCTCCCACTTGAACATTTGAATGATTTGTCATTACATTTCTGAATCTTGGTTCTTCCATGAATTTTTTAACTGCGTCTTGTAAAGCATCTAATGTGATTAAATCATTTTGTTTATCCACGATTTCAATGCTCGCATATCCTCCAATCATAAGGTCGTCGCCGCTTTTTAGAATGTTGAAATCATCATTCCTTTGCGCCACGATGCCCCCGTTCATGTGTTTCAACTCCCTCTTTTCTCTTCAAGTATATAATGGACTCGCATTATTTGGTCGGAAGGGGCAATTCATTATACCCGTCCTCATAAATATTCCACAAACCCTTGTCTTTGTCTTTATCTGCGGGACTTTGTTTATATCCAGTCCAAGCAATCCACATTTTACCATCATTAGCAGGAACAACCCTAAAATGAATTTTAGTTTCAAATTTATTACCTTCTAAGAAATATTCGTGGTAGCCTGACCTTTGAACACCTAACTTTATTTTTCCTTCATCAATCACTTTTTTCTTGTTAATATCCTTTGCGACCATAGCAGGATATTTTGTAGCCTTTCCGAATAAATTAAAAATGTCTTCATCTTCTTCTAAGTCAATGAACCAGTTAAGGGTTTCTTTCTTTAGTTTAATGACTAGATTTAAATTTTCATCATCTCTTAAATAAATTTTAAATTCTCCCTCTTGATATTCTTCCGGAGTTTCATATTTTTTGATTTCCGCCATAATTTTATTCGGGTCATGCACAAACTTATTATTTCTAAAGAGAACACCGTGGTCTTTTCCTCTATCTTCCAACCAATCTTTAAGTCTTGCCGATTTAGATTCTAACAAATCTTCATAGAGGTCTTTTGTGAATTTATTTCCAATTAAATACTTATGTAATTCTTGTGGAGTTTTGTCTCCTGTTTTCTTTAGATAATTAAAAATTGCTACAATAATTTTACTTTGCTTGGTTTTCATAATTTCTTCGGCCTGTGTTTTCCACATATCCAAATCAGCCAAAGCATTCTTTGACATTAAATTATGTTCTTCAAACCCATAAATAGTAAAACCGTTCATGTCCCCTTTAATAATAACTGAGGCTTCACCGTGAATATGGTCTGTAATTTTAATTCCCTTTGTTAATGCCTCAACAGAATAATTTAATGATTTCTTAGTATCTTTAGATAACATTTCTAAAGTTACGATTTTTTCAGGAGCATCCACTTCAGGGACTTCAATTACTTTTGCTGAAAAAACAGTATATTTTCCATTAGATTCCTTAACTTCATCTACCTTTACACGAACAATATCTCCAATGCTAACAGAGATTTTAGTGTTAAGTGCTTTTCCTACATTCATATATTTTTTACCATTTAATTCTTGACCTTCCTCTTCATCATCAATTGGGCCAGCACCTAATGTATAGGAATATAATTTACTTTTTGTTTTCTTTTTATCCAAAACAATAAAATCTAAATCAACAAACTTTTTCCACTTAATCCATTTGGGATTCTTTTTAGTGCCTTGAAAATAAGTAGAAGTAGCATCTTTGATTACAACTCCTTCAGAAGTGGGCATTTCCATAATTATCTTTGCATATTCTTCAATATCCTTAAGACTATCAGCCATCCTAGTGTCTTTCTTAGAAGGAAAATTAAGAGCATCACTTGAATGAATTGAATAATTATTAAACATAGTGTTTAATCTTTGTTGAAGAGGCTCATCTAATAATGCTTTATCATTATGTCGCATAATGTCAAACATATGCGCTTTAAGTGTTGCTTCAGGATATTTATTTTTAAATACATGGGAAATTGTGTCGGCTCTATGTAAAGCCTCATCACCATCAAATAAAATCAATTCTCCGTCAAGAATACAATCTCCGAAATGTTTCTTTTTCATTTCATTTACAATCTCTTTACATTTATTAGTGATGTCTTTTTCATTATAAGAATACACCGTAACCTTTTTGTCAATTTTATGAATTTGTATTCTCATACCGTCATATTTTTCTTGAACGATATATTCTCCACTAAATCCTCTTAATTCATTCATATCCTCAATGTCAAAAATTCTATACATTGGTTTATTGGGGATAATAAAATCAGACTGAGATTTTTCTTCTTCGGACTTAGTTAAATCCACACCATCAATATCAACTAAATCGTCCCATTCTTCTTCTTGGTGCTTAGATGAATATAATAATTCTAAAAACTCAATGGCTGTCTTTACTTTCTTTTCAACTGCCTTTGAGTCTTTTCCGTCCCCATATTGCTCAATAATATATAGGGCGATGTCCTCTTCTTGTAGGTCAAGTCCTTGAAGGCCGCCTGTAATATCGTCAGGTTCCATGTCTTTAATGTCGTAAATGTCTGGAGATAGGGCTTTATTGTCTGAACGCATAGCATAATGAACGAATTTAATCATTAACTCTGGTGAGCCAAGTAATTCTTCAAGAACATTCCCTTTTAACTTTTTAGCGAAAGGGTCACTAACATAATCTGAAGCCATTCGCATATTCTTAATACCTTCATATACTTTTTCAGCCGTATTTGAAGTAGGGTCTGCCGCTTCTTTATTTTCTATGTCGTCCTTTTCAATAAAATTTTTTAATTCTTCTCCTAATTCACTTGAATTGTCATAAAGGTCTTGAATATCCTCAATTGACTTACGCCAACGACCCCCGTATTCTTTGGGGTCTGTTCTTGCAGAAAGATATGCGACTCTTGTTTTTTCAAAGAGTCGCAATATTTCTTCCGAAGGACTGTCCTTCTCAATGAGATAAGCCATTCAATCACAAACCATATGAAGAATTTACTAATTTTTTAACTTGGCTAACAATTTCTTTAAGGGGTTCAATATCCGGCAAGGTGTTTCTTTTCTCTGCTAAATTAATTGTAAGTTGGATTTCCATCTCAATTTTCCTCAAAAGTTCTCTTGAAACAGAAACCATTTTATCTTCCTTTTTTAAAGTCTCACCAGCCAAACCATACCCTTCTTTCTTTTGGGTTTGGTTTTTAATTTTTACATTTTGTGCCTTGGGTCGCTTAATTTTAACCACCTCTACTTTGTGGTCGTAAGGCATAATTTGTGTAGATTCATAAAGTGCGCTCTTGACTTCTCTTGCCTTCTTAATCGCCATAGCGATAATTACTTCTTCCTTTGTCATCTTTTCGGGCATATTATTGTCCTCCTGCTTTCTTAACCAATTCATGAATATCTGTCCAATCCATTTTAGCAATATCCCCTGCTTGAGACATTGGCGTTCCATTATTAATATGCGGAGTTGGAGTATTTGCTACAACAAAGCCCGACTTCATTAGCAGATTATCGTCATTATATACTGCTTTTTCCAATCTTTCAATCTTATCTGTTAGAGCCTTAATAATCTCCAACAGGTCTTTGTTAATGTCCGAATCTGTCATATCAATCGCCTTTTTTTCTCTTTGGTTGTGGATAAATTAAATCTCTAATTTGACGATAGAGCAATTCATACTCCTTACGAAGTTTTGTAGCCGTGGCGACAATATCAAGGTTGCGCTCATCCATGCTTTTGACTTTCTTCGTTAATTTTTTATCAGCCTTAGTAAAGTCTAAATCTTCAATCATTCTAAGTAATTCACCTAATTTAGTGAAGTCTTGCCCAAAAAACTCGGTTGGCTCTGCTGCTTGCAGCGTCTTTTTCAAAGCCTTTTTTTGTTTTGGGTCAAGGGAATTAAGAATAGTTTCAGACTTCTTAGCCTTCTCTATTTTAATTTCTCTTCCGTCATCATAAAAATCCCATGTCATTCTTTTTCCTCCTTTGATTTTTCTTGAATGTCGCCGCCAAGAAGTCCCAACATACTCAGATATTTTTTAGTTTGCTTATTTTTAAAAACTCTATTTATTTTTTTTCCTAATTTAGTATTAGGTGCAGACATAAGTAATCTACTTAAATATCTCTCGTTTTGTGCTATATCTCTGTCATCAAAAGTTTCTTTGTTGGGATTTTCAATATAATTCACTAGGTTTTCAAAGCCCGCATTGTCTAAAACTTTAGAGCCGCCGTCCCAAGTCGGTTCTTCTTCTAATCCTTTTTGGTTTAATTTTTCTAAAAGAGGAAGCAAATTTTTAGACAAATGTCTTCTAGCACTATACAGATATTCTTCAGAAGATAATGCTTCCGATAACTTCCGACGCTTAATTCTTCCTCTTGTAAGTCTTGAATCAATAAATCCAGCAGAATCTAAAATCTCATTAATTTTCTCATAATACTTATCATATTTACGAGCGTTGTCTCCTAAATCATTATTTAGTTCTTCTTTTAATTCTTTAATTGCATCTACCAGAAGATTATCTTCTTTTTCACTAAAGTTCTGGTCATAATAAATATTATAGTCTTTATCGTATGCTCTTGTTTTAACAAATCTTTCTAAAGATGCATCCGAAACTCCCATAATAGCATTGATAATATCCATTGTAATTATTTGTAAATTTTCATTAATTTTTAACTTGGTGATGAAATCGCTGAGTTTTTGTTCAACTTCTTCATAAACTTTGCCCTTATCTCCTAAATCTGCTAAATCTTTTTCTTGGGACTCAGTAAGGTTTAAATCTTTTAACATGTCTTCATATACTTCTAAAGTGGAAGCAAATAGATTATTGGGAACAATTTCTTTTTGTTTAGAAGTTTCTCCAATTTCAGTTTTTTTGTTGTTGTCTCCCCATTGAGAATATCCATACACCTTAAAATTATCTAAATCTTTAATGGCTTGAATCAACTTTTCTGATAATTTGTATGCTAATTTAGAGTCTTTTTCGGAAACGCTTTTGTCATAATAAATATTTTGTAATACTTGAGAAATTCTTGCAATTGCTCCTCTATGTTCAGAATGAATCCAATCAAATTTATCCTTAACATTACTTTTTCCTCTTGCAGTTGAAACCTTTTTAGTATCTAAAATATTTCTAAAATATTCTCTAGAATCCCCTTCAAAGGATAGGAGCCTATTTGCTTCTGTAAGAGAATCTAATAATGGCTTATTTTCTTTCACTAATGATTTTAGTCTTCTAACATAGTTTGCACTTGTAACATTCTCAGTTAAATCCATAATTGAAAACTTTTTGGAATTTAAATCGTTTTCTTTTCTAGTCTTAATATTATCTAAAACTAATTTTGCGGTCTTACCTGTTCCGTCCCATCCTAGTGCTTTTAAATCTGCATCTAATTGGGTTTTATTAAATTGAGAAGGAGCCTTATCTTTTATTTCTGTTTTACCTTTCTCAGAATCCTTAACATCTAATAATTGTCTAGTTGAGAAAAATAAACTTTGAAAGGCAACAAGGTTCTTATCTGTTGGGGACTTCAGGTAGTTTCTAAGAGCAGTTGTTCTTTGATTTTGCCTATAATTTACTTTTAATTCTTCTATTCTAGCCTTGATTTTTTTTCTTTTTTCATCATTTTCTTTAATATCATCTGTAATTTCTTTAGTTTTTTCATTTGCTTCCTTGCTTTGAGAAAGAGTTTTGCTTCTATTATTAGCCTGTATTTCTGATAATTTTGACCTCAATTCTTTTGCTCGTTGAGTAAGTTTATTTTTTTCTTCATCAGAAACCTTACCCGCCCTTAACTGCATATTAATATCTTTTAGTTCCTCATTTATTTTATCAGTAGGCTCATATTGAGTTTCTTTGCGCTTTTCTGCGGTCTTTAATTTAGCAAGCAATTTTTTATTTTTTTCAGTCAATTCCTCAATTTCTTTATTTAAAGGAATAAGTTTTCTTTTCATGTAAGAATTTAATTCTTCATGTGAAACATTCATTAACCTAATTAATTTAACTACTGAATCTTCTTGTTTAGGCTTAGCCGCCTTCAATAAATCACTTTCTAGCGATTCCGCAAAGGTTTTAAGAAGATAATAAAAATCATCTTCCTTTTTAGCGATAATCGCTTTCCACATATTTACACCTCAAAAGGGAATGTTTTCTTTCTTTCCTCTTCTTTTTTGTGGAGGAAGAATCACATCGGGAATATCTCTTGAAGAAAGACTCGCTTTATGTGTTGTATCGGGAGGCAATCCACCAACCGAAAAATCCCGACTTGGGCGTGTTTTTCTCATTTCATTTGCGTTCTGTGAGCGCACTTGTGCTAATTCTTTCTTCAACCTAATTTCTTTTTGTCTCGTATCTTCTGTCATATTATCTTCTCCATCTTTAGAATGACCTTCATCTTCTGCCTATTCGTCTTTCAATAATTTAGCGGATTCTATATTAAAATAAAAGTCGCTGTTGTTAAACACTTGGTTTATTGCCATATCTGTTAATTTATCATACCTATATTTTGAAAATAATACTTCGGGATTTTCGCTGACTTCTTTTTCAAATTTATCTACTATCAAATCGTAAATTTTGTCTCTAATTTTTTCAGGGCTATTATTTTCAAGATTACTAATAATTTCTTTTTGTGCTTCTACCATTTTTGAATCTCCCCTTTGTTCGGCAAATTTGATTTTGTCCTTCATATTCCCAAGTATTTTATCATATTCTCTTTCTATCATTTGCAGGACTTGATTGGACATATAAGATTTTAATGAACGAATTTTAGTTCCCCTTTGATTTTTTATTGTTTCTTTATTAGGGTCGCTGGTTTTTTTACCGTAGCCATAATTGGGGGTATTTACTGAATCATTATTGTTTCTTTTTTTCTTAAGTATGGTAATCCAATCCATCAACCAACCCTCCTTTCACTTCTTCTATCTACATTTTGATTTCCAGCATCTTCAGGTAATCCCGTCATTCGCTTATCTGGCCCTACGCTCATTGAGGGTTTATTTCTTGTGGCTGGCGGATTCTCTTGTGGGGTAGTTTCTTGCCCCTGTAAAGCCTGTTCTTGCATTTGCCCTAATTGGGAAGCATCAATATTTGTTCCCGCATAGGGGTCTTTCTCAACCTGTCCTTCTTGTTGAGGTTGTTCCCCTTGAGGTTCGGGTTCGGGCTTTGAATAGGTAAATTGTCCGTCTTCATCCATGTCAATTTCAAATCCTAAATTCTTAATTGATGCTGCAATATTGACTTCAATTTCTCTTTTACGAAGAACCGCAATTTCATCCTCTTCTTCACTTGGGGGCAGTTTTAAGTTCCAATCTGTAATACCAAATTGTTTTGTTAAAAAAGGAAATACATATTCATTATAGACATTTTGGGCCATTTGAACGGCTCTGTTAGTTACGAGGATTTGCATACCTTCATTGTTTAATCCACCGCTTGTAGTGTTATCAGCCATGAATACTTTACTTACTCCATAGAATGCTGAAATTCTATCTCGCAAATCATCTTTAACAGATACATAATCCATTTCTTTTAGACTGTCCATGAATTTAATCCATTCAACTGAACCTTTTCCATTATCTGCTTCAATACCCATAACAGGAATAAAATGGGGGTCTTTCTCCATCTTTTCTTTTACTGAACGCCAAAAGGCTCTCATTGAATCCATGTTTCTAGTTTGAACCGCTAAAAGACCTCTCGGCATTCGGCTCTTAGTATAAGAAGAATTGACATAATTTTCCATAGCAATAAGAGTCATAATATGGTTGTATAAAGTAATTACAGGGGAAAAACCATAAAGTCGGGAAGGGCTATATTTGCTAAAATGAAGCACTTCTCCTTCAATAAAATATTGTTCTTCACCATTTGCACGATTAACATAATGCACAGGAAATAACTTACTATTGCAAGATTCGCAAGTTTCGTATGCTTCCGCAGAAATAAAATCTCTATGATTTACACATGTAAAACCTTTTGTTCCTTTAACGCCATTTTCATCGGCATAAATAAACATAGTAACTGGGTCGCCACGATAAATTTCTTTAATACGATGCATTCTAATTTTTCCGTTTCCGTCTAAGAAATATTCCTTAACGAAAACAATATACGCATCATCCATTGTATTAAGGTCGTCTTCTAATTCCTTGAGAACATCAATAAATAACTGTTCGGAAGGATTGATGTAGCCTTCAAGAAAATTTTCAGCATATTGAAGTTGTTTTTCATCTGGAATCCGTAAATTAGAAGAACCACATCTTGAACATTCTGTTACCGCCATTTTATGTTTTTTCTTGCAATCATTACAATATGCTTCGTATGCCTTTTCCCAAACATAGCCTCTTCGGAAAATTTCTTGCTTTAATTGAGTAATACAAGTCCTAACAATAACCGATTGCTGAACCATTGAATAAATGATTGGGGCGGTCATCATGTAGTTATTTTGCCGTTCTTGAATACCCATGTTAAAAATATTCCTATCGGCAGGTTTAGGCGTTGAACGCCTAAATAAGTTGGTGAAGGAAAAACGCCGCTTTTGTTCTACCATGCTAACGCCCCCTGTGTCTTTGAGTTTCTATCTCACTTAAGAATATGCCTATCATCATACTTAAGAGAAGCGAACCATGCCTTTCTAACGCCTTCGCATCTTTCTAAGTCTTTTAAAATTTCTTGCGCTCTAAGAACATAAGGGTTTATTTTTTTATTTTTAGGAGTAGGGATGTTTTCCCCATATTTTTTTCTTTTTGAAATTTGCATCAAATACTTTCTAATAATTTCGCAAGGAGGATTATCCTGTTTTAACTCATTTAATGCTCCCTTAAAATTTTTTACCCTTCCGCCCTTACTTTCATAATAGCCAATAATATCTTCTAGTAATTCAATAGTTTCTCCATGTGCCTTTTTACAACAAAAATCCTTTAAAGCATCTTCGTCTGTTTGGGCAACCTTTTGTTTTGACTGTTCTTGTTCTTCCAATAGGTTTTTCATTTCTTTTCCTCCTTAGTATGGCTTTGTCCAAAGTTTCGCTTCATCAGTAATACAGGTAAAACATCTATCTGATATTTTTGGGGTTCTACATTTTCTGCAAACGGTAGCAAATCTAATTTTCTTTGGTAGTTTTGTTCTTACCTTGTGCTTAAAAACATCGTAGTGTTGGCGAGGCATCAAATGTCCTCCACTATTGTTCCAATTTGTTCCATAGAATCCATAACAGACATTTTACAATTATTTTTGTATTTTTGAATATTGTCAAGATAGATTCCTTCTTTAGCAAAATCAAAACCAACATGGTCTTTATGATTTTCCCACTTCATCAATTTAAAAATTTCTTCACATCTATCCTTATACCAAGATTGTTTTTTGAATCCTTTTTTCATCCTAACTAATTCAAGAAGCAATTCTGCATTTCCTTTTTTCATTCTAAGATGAGGTAAGCACTTGGTTAATAAATTATACACATCGTCTTGAGAATAAAAATTTAGACGATTAACGGGTCGGGTATCTTGAGGAGACTTTTGATTTAAATGTAATTTTCCAAATCCAATGTCTTTATGAATTTCTTCCATAAATACTCTTCCTCTATCACCTGTGGCGACTAATCCGACTCTTGGGTTGTGGCTTCTATCCATTGTAATATAACCATCTGAATCAATAAATGCTGCCGTATATGCCCAAATATTTTTCTTAAGCATATCTGGTAGTTTGTAGTGGGAACCTTCTACTTCTCCTACTTCCATTTTTTTAATCATGCCTTTAATAATTCTAGGGGAAGCACTTTTATGTAGGCTATTTGGTAGCCTGTCATAGATTTGATTAATTCCAATTCCGGGATTTTCACAAATTGTGTCCAATACAAAATCATAAGTCCTATTTTTCTTAGATTTAACAAGCGATTGGTCGGAAACAGATTTAATGATTTCTCTAAACTCTTTTCTTGCTAGACGGATTTCTTTTTCCAATTTAGCATATTCTTTTGAAAGAGCCATCCCATCTTGATTTAATGAGGCTTCCCACATTTTACAAAGAGAATCTACGATTTGTCTCCTAGTGCTTAAATCGTCAATTTTATTTAATTTGTTTAAGTCCTTTTCATTAAATTTCATTTTAAGTAAAGGAACCTTATATGGGGAAATCCAATAAATTGAATCCACGCACTTAGAAATATGTTCAGAGTAGGCTTCAATAATGGTATCAATAGATTTAGCCATTTTAACTCTATGTTCTCCTTTTAATTGTCGTCGTGCTTTTCTCATTTTTTTGATGAGGTCGGGAATAGTTTGTCCATCAACCGTATATTCGGATGGAAAGGTCTGAAGTTGCTTTCTTGCTTCAGTAGCATTAATATTAAGTCTCTTGGAAAGATTTGTAATGGCTTCATAATCGGACATAACATGGGTAAAAGCCTTATTTGCAAGCGTGTCTTTCAGTTCTTTTTCCTTTCCTGCTAATTCTTTAATTTTATCGGCTACTTCTTCTTTTTCTTCGGGGCTTTTATCCTTTATATTCATCATGTTATATCCCCCTCAAAAATTTAGACCTATGAAGCCATTAGAACGCCCGTATTTGGGCGTTGAGACAGGCTCAAATAAACCCATATCGTCAAGCAATATGAAGGTTTCACTTAGCGTATGGGTGGCCGCATTCGCTAAGGCGAGGCTCATAACCATGTCGTCATGTGCGCCGATTCCCTCAAACTTTCCTCTTTCGGTGATTGCGAACATAGACAACTCTTCAATCAAAGAAGCAGAAACCCTTCTGCTCTCTTCGTTGCCGTAGGGCAAGTTAATTTTCTCATTCTCAAAATTCATTTGAAGGCTAAGAATAATCTCTTCTTTCTTCTTTCGGGTGGTATTAAAATCATGAACATTCAAATCAGAAACATTTCTCAATTCTTGAGTAAATGATTTTGCAAATGTATTTGTTTCAAAGAGGACGGCTTCAGGATGGAAAATTTTTCCAATCAATTTAACTTTTTGAATATTTTCTCTAAATTCCACATTTTTTGCTCTATCAATATATACGATGGATTTGTTATCGTTTTCATCAACTTCTAAAACAGTAATAACATTGTAGTCACCATCTGTTGAAATTGCAGGGTCTACACCAACATAATATTTATACCCCTCTCTTCTCTGAGGCCTAAGAATATAGTTTTTATTTTTTGCTTTTTCTAAATATTCTGGATTAAAGAGAGAAGTCCCTGTTGAAATCGGCACACACATATATTCTCTTGTGAACATCAAAGAGCCGACTTCAGCCTTACGAGCCATTAATGCATCGTAATCCCAACGGTCAGGCCAAAGAGGTTCATTTAGAGAATTAAGGCAAGGATAGGTTCTAACAGTATATGCCTCGTTTTCGGATAACTGTTGGTAAATATCAGTATATGAAAAGGGAGTCCCAATAACTCTTAATGAAGCAGTATGGTGAAGAGTCGGAATCATGTCACCATAAAACCAATCCGTGACTTTTTGAATACCAGCAATACTAAACTCTTTCAAAGGGTCGTCAATAATAATTTCTTGAGGATGCAAACCACGAATCTGTGAACCAACAGAACGCTCAAGGATTTGATTTCCATTAGTTAATGTGATGTTTCCAATAGCCCAACCTCTTGCCGGTTTGAATTTTTTAAGCATTGGATGGGTGAACATTTTATCAATATCTCTCATGTGAACAAGAGTCTGCTTTTGGTTAGATGAAATGTAAAGCATTTGATATGGGGGTTCGGAGAAAATTAATTTCCATACAACCCACGAATGCATAAATACAGATTTTCCGTGGTCTCTTGAACAAATAATAACGGTTCTTTGTGTATCGTTCATTAATTCGTGCCATTCTTGAATATAGGAAGGAAAGTCAAAACCTAAAACATTTTGAAAAAAATATGGGAAGGAGTTTTTAGATAACTCCATATCCATTTGATGTTCAAAATTAAAGGTATCTAATTCCATTTTAGAACCCCCATCCATTCAGGATTAAAATACTGCATCCATTTTTGCACTTGGTCTGGATAATTTGTCCCTTCCAATTCATCTCGTAATTCTTGGGGCAGTTTATCCATTTCCATATCTTTGAATCCTTTTCTTCTAAATGAGCCTGAGATTTGAGGATTAGCGATATTAACAAGAAGAGTCTTATTTCCCTTTTCCGAAATAATTTTATCAAGGAGAATTGAACCTAATCCTCTTCCTCTAAACTCTTCTCTTACATGGACTCCTGCATCTAAAAGAAATCTTTTGTATTTGGCGAAACCAATAACTGCAACAGGCTTATTGTTGTAATGTGCTACAAACATAGTAGCGGGTGCTTTAGCCCACAAAGAATCAGGAGAGAGGTTTTTTCCATACCTCATTTTTCTTTTTTGATAATCAAAGTAACCGTCCTTTTCAAAAGTTTCCACCGCCTGTTCTTCCGACATTTCTCGGAAAGTAATTTCATTAGCAGAAATCTTCTCCGGCACTTAATCACGACCCTTTACGCCAGTTCTTATTCTTTTTCTCTTTGGTCTTTCTTGGACTCCATTTGACCTTATTAGCCCAATAAGCCGCCGACATTTTACCACGCTTGATGTTCTTTTCGTGGCGATTATAGAATGCCTGTCTTTGTCCGGCAGTTTGATTTGTCTTAACTCCCTTTTGTCCAAAAGGCATATATTTGTATTCTCCACCTTCGGAAGCCATAACATGATGAGATGCGGTTTTATGGTTTTTTAATCTCTTCGGTTTATTTAATCCTTTAAGTCCCTTTTTCTTAGCCCTTTCTACTGCCCTTGACCTTGCGCTCTTAGGCTTCTTTTTGAGAATATCTTCCCATGTCATAATATTACCTCATAATCAAATCGCCATGCTTATGCTTATAAATTATCTTTTTACGCATCATGGCATCTAACATTCTATTGAGTTCCTTTGGCGGCGCAATTGATTTTAAATTCTTCATACCCAATGCACCTCCTTCTTTCTTGAACATAGCGATAATTTCTTTTTCAATTTGAGAGTCGCTTTTAACAGCCTTTTTCTCTTCGTCTGACTCGTTTAAGATTTTAAAATCTTCTCCTGTAATCTTACCATCATTATTAGCATCAATTCTCTTTTGATTTCCAACGAGTTTCTTTTCAAAATCCTGCTTTTGACAAGAAGAACAACCAGCGCAACCGCTTTTCTCTCCACTACAATTTGCCTTTAAAACCTCTTTCCAACTCATCTTCCCTCAATCCTTCTATATACTTTTTTAGCGGTCTTTCCTCTAGGAACATTTTGTTTTCCTTTTCTAGTCCCTTCTCTTTTCTTTTTGCTCTCGTATCTTCTTTGTTCTGGCGTAAGAGAATCTTTTACGGCTTGAGGTGCATATCTCCCGCCTTCGGTAGTAAGGTTTGTCCATTTTTCATTATCCCATTCTACCATATCTTTTTGCTTATCGGTTAAACCTTTAATGGTGTTCCACCAATCATTTTTTATTGACAAAGCCACCACCTGCCTTTTGATATAGCCTATTAAGTTCTTGTGATTTACGAGCAGACCATTGATATTTGCCTGTTCCATGAGTATTTTTTGCCCACAATCTTCTATGAATTTTTGCTCTTAATTTAGGTTTTGTATATACTCCTTTAGGAACTTTATAGGTATATTCTCTTTTTTTCCTTTGGCTTCTTGAAGGTTTCTTTTTTAGAATATCTTCCCATGACATAATTATTGCTCCCAATCAATAACATCTGGATGGTCGGTTGGGTTTAACTGAATTGACCTAAGACCATCATCATAATTACTGTGCTTGCCTGCTTTATATTCATTTGGTTTTATGAATAGAACAAAATCCCTTCCTTCAACTTCAAGTTTATTTCCGCAAACCCGACATTTTTTAGGGACAACTGGAGAAGGTATTGAATTGTTGCCGCATTCCATACAAGATATAACTCCGTATTTCTCTCTTTCCTTTTCTGCAAACTCTCTAATTTTCATGTTATTTTTATATTCAGTAGTTTTTTCATATTGTTCTCTTCTCTGTCTATTCTTTTCAGCCTTATCCTTAGCCGCTTTTTCCTTTCTTTCTCTCTCTTCCCTTTTCTTTTCTCGGTCTATTTGGATTTGAGGCTTAGTATATGTAGAATAGGCGTAGTTTCTTTTAGGCTCTTCTTTTCCTTTTTTCTTCTTTAGTAGTGTGAACCATTCACTTTTAGCAAATCCTTCTCTAATTTCTCCCCGCTTATCTGAAACCATAAATGGTCTTCCGCTTGGTTTAGATAATCGGGTTTTTCCCATTTGTTTAAATCTATCTTCTGCTTTAGGCATTTGGCTTGTGGCGACTTTCTTTTCACCTCTTGCCTTTCTTTTCCTATTCATTTCTTTGGCATCGGCTTGGGCTTTTTCTCTTGAAGCAAATCCGCCTCTTCTCTTTCCATCAAGGTAATAGTAATATCCATCGCTACCGCCATAAATCTTAACCATTTTCTTCATAGTATCACCTAAAGTTTGCTTTAATATAATATACTTCTTCCTTAGAAATACCAAATGCTTTTGAAATGCTATCAAAAGAATCCACTACTTCTACAATGCTATTTAATTCACTAGCACTAATATCAGTATTGAATTTATTATACATTTTACTAATCATATTTTGAATTGAATCATAATCGTCTAGATTGTGCTTTCCATAATACACAGGCTCTCTCTTTAAAATCCGAATATTGTCGTGAGCCTCTAGTAGTTTTTTCTGTATGGGGCTTCTCTTTAAATTCTTAATTTGGCTAGCAATTGTATTGATTGCCGTAAGAGCCGTGGATTTTTTCTCTCTTTCTCCCGATTCGTCTTGTTTATAGCCGCCAAAATAAAGTTCCGCAGAACGCTTGTTAAAGAATCTAATAAAGGTTTTTAATACTGACATATCAGCAAAATCTTCGTCATTTAATTTAGCATAGGCTTCATCAACATCTATGCCTTCTAATGTCATTTTTTCTTCATCGCCTGTTGTAGCCTTTAATGCGCCTAACATAGAAGCGGCTTCGCTAACAATTTTGTTATAATATGTATCGGTTTCCTCAACATCATAAATATCTGACATTACTTCAATAAACTCAACAAACTGTTTTTTAGCATCATTTAGATTTGTAAAGCCCGTGTTAATTTTTTTCATAATTTTTGCTAGACTAACTAAGTCTTTAACTGCAACAGATTTAGTTCCTCGCCTAACCATTTTAGAATATAATCTATTTACTCCTTCAAACTTTACACTTTTTCCGTAGGTCATTAAAATATTAATAGCCCCAATATCTGCAAAATCAAGGTCTATTCCGAAAGTGTATTCCGACTCACTAGGCCCATAAAAATAGGTTTCAATGTCTTCAATAATATCCTTAATGAAATCAACATCTTCTTTTTCTTTAAATTGCAAAGCGGGTTTATTTTCGGGCGTGACTTGCCTTTTGTATTGTGTAACTGCTCTTTGAGCCGCTTGCTCAGGTATAGGTATGGCTAGCCTTGCAGTATCGGAAAATCCTGTTTGGTCTGTTCCGAAAAGCCGCAAATCAATATTTTGAGGCAATACAGTATTATTTTTTTCTAATGCTCTTTGTAATAAAGCAAAAAAGGTTTGAAGTTTTGTCCCCAAATCCTTTGCATTTGAAGCAAACTCAGAATAATGTTCCAATAATTCTGGACTATCGGCCATAAAAATTGGAAGGAATCCAGAGCCTTCTTCCTCATATTCATCTAAATTTATCATAAAGTCTGTAAAGTTTCTAATGTCTTCTTCGGTAAATGGGATTCCTTGTTTGGCGAATAACTGCATAACATCATTCATTTTCATATCGGCTAAACTTTTAAAGAAATCCACCTCAATGTCCGTCGTAAAGGTTCTAAGTGACCTTTTAGAAGCAATAATTGCTAAAGGCCCAAGAGTCATTTCTTCTGGGTCTAATTCAATTTCTTCAGAAATATTAGATAAATCCAGAGTTGCAGAACGCCGTTGTCCTTGTTCTCCTTCGGGTAGGCTGGATTGATTGTCTATTCTATTTTGAATTTCTTCATCCATTTGGTCGCCAGTTGCAGTTCTGGCATACTCAGAAGAATAGACATCAAACTCTTCTTCTGCCTTTGATTCTGAATAATCTGCCATAGGCCCAGTAACTGCTTCAACAATATTATATACTTCCAAATAGTTATAAATAAAATCATTTACTCTTTTATCCATATTAGCCATTTTAATATTTTTTGAAGGATAATCAACAACATACCTTAAAAAATCATATTTTTCCTTTTTAACAAAATCAAGATATTTTTTAGCGTCAGGGTCTTTTTCATCTAACATGTCTTCAAGTTTCTCTAGTTTGTTAACGAAAGAAGAAATACCTTTACTAATATTTTCCCAATAATCGTGCGCTCTAGAAATCATTTCTGGTTTAATAATTGAAGATGCATCAAAAAAGATTTCTCGGTCTTGAGTAGTGAATTTTATGGCTTTACTTTTTTTGCCTTTAGGAATGTTAGTTTTAAGTAAAGCATGAAGTTGATTCAAATGTGTGATTTTGATTTTACTTACTTTAAATCCGGGCGTATCTCTTTCAAAAATCTTAATAAAGGTTTTGATATGCTTAGCCGCAGTATTGACATTAAAGCCCTTGTTAATTCTTACCTTACTAATATTAAAGCCTCTACCTATGTCGGCCAGTTTTAAAGGCCGGTTTTCATAAGAAAAAATGTTGACATTTTTTAGCATTAGAACTGCGGCCATTTTATCTGCTTTAGCCCCACTAAAATATTCTTTTAATTCTTTAACAATTTCAAGCGTTACGGTAGTTAAGTCTCCTAATTCAGAAAGACCATCAATTTTTCTAATTGCTCTAAGTGTTGCCTTTTGATTTAAAAAATCTAAATCTAAGTCTTTACTAAACTCCGAAGGTTTTAGATTTTGCAACTCTTGAGGAATAATATCTGCTAATCCGCCAGTAAATTTAAAACCCGTGTTTTTATCGTAATCAAACAACTTAGAGAGATTAAGGAATTGCTGGCTCATTCTTCCACCTCAATAAAAGATACACTATTTCCCTTAATATCCAACGAAAAGAATTGACTGGGCAACGATTCCTTTAAATCTTCACTAACTGTTTTGTCTGCTTTAATCTTGTAGAGAGCCGGATATTTATAAGGATTGCTAATAATGTCCAAAAACTTTTTTTCAATTCCTTCTTTAAACAAATCTTGTAATAGCGTAATTTCTTCATCAAGAGCATTTAGGAAAGGCTCTATCGCTTCGCTATTGACCCCTTGCTCTTTATCCTGTTGGTTGGGGGTGTAGATTTTTTCAGCCAAATCGTCAGACCTGCCCGTAATATACTTTTCAAGGAGTCGCAAGAAGGATAAAAGATTATATTCATTTTTATCCGAATCTAATTTGGGACTTACCTTATCTCCATACATTAACTCAACAATAGTTTCATTTTCTTCTTTAGCCAAATCAATAAGAGCACCTAAAACGCCCTTAACATCTTCTTGAATCCCGACAGATTCATTAATTGTAAATATTTGCCAATTATATTTTTCTGGGTCAAATTCTGAATTTAGTTCCATAAGAGCGTCATCATCAGCGAATTGCTTTTCCATAATAATATATTCTTTTAATTGTTCAGTTAGTTTTACTTTATTGCCGTCAATTTGCAATTTTTTTCTTTTGTTTGGGTCAGTTGTGATTTCTAATACATCTGTAACTTCTAAAGGAATATATTGAATAAAAGCAGTTTCTTGAGTATCTTCTGCTTTATCTGATACCTTGACACTTCTATCGCCTTCTGAAATTGTAACTTGATACAAACTTTCTCCTCTAGCACCGCTTAAAGTGGCTTTTTCGGCACTTGCATAGGCTTTTAGGCCAGTATTAGCAGTAACTAAAACCCCATATACAAAATCATTGGGAATATATTGGTTTCCTGTGGGAATAACTATACCAAATTCTTTATCTGCTATAGAGTCTCCTTTGATTCTAAACAATAATTCCTTGGTAATTTCCTTATTATTGTCACCATAATTAGTTCTGAGTAATTTAAAATACCCTTCTACTACCGAATTATCCACTTCTGCGACTTTATATTGCCTTTTAATGGATGGTTCTTTGAACTTAAAATCTTTAATTTTCTTATATTTTGGGTTAAATTCAGTAGTATTTTTAGATATATAAGTTTCAATTTTAGCATTTTCATCGGATAATCTGAAAGATTTGTTCTTTTTTTGCAGTTTTTCTTGTATTTTATCAATTTTTTCTTGAAATTGTGAGGTAGGTTCTTTGTTTTCATCTAATTTAAACACTAATTTAAACACCGTTGCAAATTTAGTTGGCCCCTTTTCACTTTCAAAGCCAGAAATTGACTCTAATGGAGAATCTATAACAGTTACCTTTAACTTAGCATAATTATAGTTGAGGGTTTCGTCAAATTTGTCATAATTTTCTGGTTTTTTGGCATATTTTTCAAAAAGTTTCTTCATTTTTGTCAATTGAGCGGCAGTCGCACCCCTTACTAATTTTTTAAGAGAGGCCTGTCTGTGGTTATTATATAAATAGGTCACAATTTCTTTATCATCCACTAAATATTCATCTAAAGTTTCAAAATTATGCCTTTTTCTGGACATGCGACTAGCAATTTCTCGCTTAACTCTTTGAAAATTTTCAAAAATTGTATCAATTTGGTCTTTTACCATGTTTTGAGTAGATTTTTCCATTGAATTTAAAAAGGATTCGGGACTGACATCATCAAATTTTTTAACCAATTGATTAAATTTTTTCTTTCCTGTGCCTCTTTTTCCAGAGTCTTCTTCTTTATTAATTAACTCAATTAAAATATTCGTAGTCGCATCCGAACCAAGCATTGAAATTAAAGCAATCTCCGAAGTAGGGAGAGTTTGCTTTAAAATTGCTCGCCAACTCATTGT